AAGCACGCTATGTTCATGGCACACCAGTGTATCGGTGGATACAACACCGACGAGAACCTCAACACAGCCGAGGCTCAGATCGCTGCGGTCAGGGTGTGCTGGGACCAGTGGGCTGACTGCATGACTGAACACACGAACAAGAAGAAGCTGTGGTGGAAACGAGATCTGCCATCCAAGCTGAGTGAGCTATGGCTGGTGGCAGAAGATATGATCGAGCCCGAGTACGGGATCGCAGACGGGATATGGGAGTAATCATGAGAGCGGCGCTTATGGCAATTTGTTTCGCTATAGGAATCCTTATGGCGGCGATACTGTTGGTCGATGTAGTCAACGCCAAGGAACCTACCACCCTAGAGGATGCGCTTGAGCGTCCGGTGGTGGTACATCGGCACTTCGATGAGGCTACAGGGGTGGCCTGCTTTTGGACAGACAGGTACCCGAAGTACTTGTCGTGTGTGCAGGTGTATAGACTCGGATTCAAGAAGCAGAGGACTCTCAATGACCTCCAAGACTGAGGCCCAGATCGAGGCCACGCTTGACGACATACGGATTGAGCTGATCGCAGCCTACGAGAACTTCCCCGACTTCCGCTCAGCCCATGAGGGCGTGGCAATTATAGACGAGGAGATGTGCGAGTTCAAGGAAGCAGCGTACTGGCCTCACAAGTTCCCCGACGGAGCCGAAGAGACAGAGGCAACACAGCTCGCAGCCATGGCTGTCCGCTACATAGTGGACGTTTGCATCAAGGAGGATACGCCTCGGTGATCCCCATCCTCACACTGTGCGCCTTCATAGCGTGGACCCCGGCGTGGGACTTCATTGACGAAGCCCCCGCTGAGTTCCACTACTTCTATGAGGATGCGCTGCCTGGGGTGGTGGCGTGGAATAGTGAGATGGAGGTGTGCCGGGTAGACTACGACGTGCCTCACACGTACAGTGTGGCTGGGTTCGTCACCAGTCCGGAAGGTGAGCTACTCATCGGACCAGAGAGTGACGACCTCACTGTGATCTGGCCTGTGCCTGAGCCTGAGGGTTGGATGGTGGTGCTAGCTGGTAGCCTGCTGATCTGTTGGATGATGATCTGGAGGCGACGTGGCTAGGACAGCAAGAGACTCATACCTCAGGCGCAGGTACGGCATCACTGAGGCTGAGTACGAAGCGATACTCAAGAAGCAGAAGGGAGTGTGTTGGATATGCGGCAAGCCTCCAAAGAAGCGGAGGCTCCACGTTGACCACCTCCATGTTAAACGGGATAAGCACCAACTTCCCGAGGAAACAAGGAAGCGAGTACGAGGGCTTCTGTGTTGGGCTTGCAACGGAGCGATAGCTAAATTCCGGGATGACGCACAAAGGCTTAGGAAAGCAGCAAAGTATTGCGATTCCTGGCCCGCACAGAGAATCTTGAAGAAGGAGATAAACAATGGGTAAGCACACAGGCAAGAGATTGGTTTTCGATATCGAAGTCTCCCCTGCGATCTACTGGCTGTGGAAGGGAGGGTACGGCATCAACGTACCAGCAGGCAACCTCATCAAAGAACCCGCTGTGATCTGCGTCAGCTACCAGTGGGAGGGTGAAGAAGAGATCTACACGCTGAGGTGGAGCGCCCAGCAGGACGACAAGGCACTGCTCAAGAAGTTCATCCCGATCATGCAGGATGCAGGCACCCTCATCGGGCACAACTCAGATAACTTCGACATCAAGTGGCTGCGTACGCGCTGCCTCTTCCATCGGTTGCCGTGCCCGCCCGAGTTCATCACAATAGATACTTGGAAACAAGCGAAGAAGTACTTTCGCTTCCAGGGAAACGGCCTAAAATACGTTGCGCGCTTCCTCGGACTAGAGGGTAAGATTGAGCCGCCGCCGGGACTGTGGCAGAAGGTAGTGTTCGACAAGGACAAGCAAGCTATGCTCGACATGATCGAGTACTGCGAGCGCGATGTGGATCAAACGATGAAGGTCTATGAAGCGTTCATCCCCTACACCAACACCGTCGGCCACGTAGGCAACAGCATGACGGAATGCCCACACTGCGGTGGTAGCAACACCAAGTGGGAGAAGGATCGAGTCACCCAGAAGGGAGGCAAGCACACCCAGTTCCGCTGCCATACCCCGAAGCGTAAGGGCAAGGGTATCTGTGGGAAGTACGCAACCGTTGCGTCATCGAAGTGGTACAACGACAAGAAGATATAATGAGGGAGCGAGATGATAGAGGAGGTAGTAACCATGAGAGTATATCTATGTGGCCCGATGGCAGGGTGTACTGACGAAGAGGCAGGGGGCTGGCGCAAGGCAGCAACCATACACCTCAACGGTTTCGGAATAACGTGCCTTGATCCAATGGACCGTGATTACCGGTACACTGAGTACGGGAACGACCCAGAGAGTGTGCTGCCTGCCCTAGTGGAAGAAGACAAGATCGACATCGAGATGTCGGACGTGGTGCTTGTCAATTACACCAAGCCTAGTACCGGCACGGCGATGGAGATCATCCTAGCGTGGATGCGGAACAAGCGCGTGATCGTTGTGAACCCCTTGGGGTTGCAGCTCTCGCCTTGGATTCACTACCATGCTCATGAGGTCTACGGTAGCATGCACGAAGCGTACGATCACATCGTGCAGTTCAATAACCGCATTCAGCGGTGACCCCCCGTAACTGGAGGGAGTGGTTCGTAGACCCTGGGGAGGATGAGTCTCTTCATCAGACAGAGGATGATATCCGGATTGTCTCAGGGGCAGGGCATCAGGAAGACAACAAGAACCATCTGCTGCCCAAGTCGCTGCCGCCTCGCTGCGCCAAGTGCAAGAAGTTCATAGGGTTTAGTACCGGTATGCACGTCATGATCACCCACAAGTGGAGGATCCATGTCAAGTGCTTCGCCGAGGTGGTTGAACGCCACCTAGAAGAGGGTGAGTCCATCGACATGACCACAGGAGAGATAGTTAAGGGAGAGATCCCTGAAGATAATTGATGGGAATATGTAAATATCCTTGCATCCCATGGAAAGAAAACATATAATAGAGACATAGGAGAGAGCATGAGCGAAGAAGCAGTGAACAGCCCGTCCCACTACAACCAGACAGAGCTGGAGTGCATCGATGCTATCCGGTATGCGCTGGGTGAGGAAGGGTTCATTGCGTACTGCAAGGGCAACGCCCTCAAGTACACATGGAGATCGGGCCACAAGATCGACTCGGCCGAGGATCTGAAGAAGGCGGCGTGGTACTGCCGCATGGCCTCCGGTGACGACCCCCGCAAGGATCCAGGCTACCATCGTGAGCCCCCTATCAAAGACCTGCGTATACCCACCGACGGTGAGACTGTGCCGTGTGACCTACTAAGCGAACTAGGATGTAAGCACCCTTATGGGAACTTTTGCACCCCTGAGTGTGACGGAGGGAGTGATGGTGTTTGACGATAAGCTCAGCGTGTTGCGGTGGGACGCTTTCTTCATGGAGATGGCTTACCTTGTGGCTTCCAAGTCCAAGGACAAGTCCATCAAAGTAGGAGCAGTAGCGGTGGGGGAAGGACACACCATGCTGTCCATGGGGTACAACGGGTTCGTCAGGTATTGTGATGACGAAGAAGCAGCCCGCCATGAGCGCCCTGAGAAATACTTCTGGACCGCACACGCTGAGTTGAACGTCATCTGTAACGCAGCACGCAGTGGCACCAAGCTACTGGATGCCGTGCTGTATGTCACCTCCCACCCCTGTGCTGAGTGTGCCAAGGGCATCGTGCAGGCAGGGTTCAAGGAGGTGATCATCCCCTCCAAGGAAGACGATCCGTTCTGGAAGGAAGGGCGGTGGGGCGAGTGGGAAAAGAACTTCAAGAAGGCCCGAGAGATATTTCTAGCAGCACATGTGAGGGTTGTAGACCATGTCATTCAATAGCAAGGGCGAGTGGATCCCCAAGACTCAAGCGGAAGTAGACCAGTTCGTTGCGGACATCGAGTCGAGTGTTGAGGTCAGCATACCTCCCGAGGTCCAGCTCCGCTTGAACGCGCTCGGCGCTAAGGTGCTGGAGGATAGCAGCGCCCTGGTCAAGTCCAACAAGAACATCAGCTCTGCTGTCACCAACCTTCTGGAGACAGGGGTAGAGCCTGTAGACATCGTGATCCCGGTGTACGGAGGCCTTCATGTACTCGTTGCCTGCCTCGACTCGATACAGCAGCGCACTACGTGGCCGCACCGCATCATCCTTGTAGACGACTGCTCACCTGATGACCGCACGAAGGCATGGTTGGGTCAGTGGCAAGAGCTTCACCCGCAGCATACGGTGCTGTTCAACAAGAAGAACCGAGGGTTCGCCGCTACTGTCAACCGCGGGATAGAGGAGGGGCAGGCTCCCTACGTGTGCGTACTCAACTCAGACACCGTGGTCACGCCTGGGTGGCTGTTCAAGATGGTGCTTGCACTGAAGGCAGACGAGCGGAACAAGATCGTCAACCCCTGCACCAACAACACCGCAGTCATCAACGTCCCCCTCCAAGAGGGCCACGACTTCAACGACATGAACAGGGCCATTGAGCAGATGTCCACCCACCAGTACCCAGAGATCATGCCCACCGGGTTCTGCTTCATGTTTGACCGCAGTATCATTAGCATCATCGGACTGTTCGATGAGGGCTACGTGTCCTACGGTGAGGAAACAGACTACTGGATGCGGTGCATCACCCGCATCGTGGACGGCAAGGTGGCACGGTGGAGGGCTGTGTTGGCTGATGACACCTACATCTGGCATGAGCGAGGTACTTCCTTTAGCGTGCTGGGTGAGGAAGAACACATGGGGTACCGCAAATCAGGGGCCAAGAGGTTCCACGCAGCGTGGCCCTCCTTCAAGGAGTGGGAGCGGACTTTCGATACCGAGAAGACACTGAAGACTCTCAGGACACCCATCGCTGAGTCCCTGATCTCCAAGGCAACTCCACGATACAGGATTGCATTCGTCGTGTACAGTACCGAGAGCTGCGGTGGCATGGCAGTGATCGCAGACCTAGTGAACTTCTTCAATGAGATCAATGTAGAGGCAAAGGTCGTACGCATCAAGAGAACTCCTAAGCAGGAAGACCCGCTGCTTCCCTCACTCAGGTCGGCCCCTGTTATCTTCACGGAAGGGGTGCCGGATTTCCTAGCCAACTTTGAAGATCGCGTGTTCAAGGATGGCTATGTAGTGGCAGGGACAGGTGAGCTGGTGCCGCATGTCATAGCCCTTACGAACAACAAGCCTAACCTCACGTCGGTCCACTTCTCTCAGAGCGATGACGTCTCGATATCCCCCGACAAAGAACTAGCGAAGGTCATCAAGAAGGCAAACAGAGCGGTCAGCCGCACCATCACCAACAGCAAGTGGACTGCTAAGAAGATGGCTGAGTACACCAAGGTGAGCGGTAGCGTGTCTGTTGGGTACGATGATCTCATGTTCTACCCAAGAGGTAGGCAGCACGGTGATGAGAGGAAGACCGTTCTGATCTCCCTCGGTAACGCAGTGTACCCTTTCAAGGGCCACGCCAGAGGCGTTGACCTAGCCCGCCACCTCATGAGGCTAGCGAAAGAGAACAAGCAGGAGCTACGTATCCTAGCGGTAGGTATTGATGCGGTACCGGACTGCCCGTTCATAGTAGGACTCGGCATCCTAAACCAGACCAAGTTTGCTGATACGTTGGGGCGAGAGGTAGACGTCTACGTCGACCCTGCCCACAACCACAGCTACGGGTTGCCCTCCCTGGAGGCGATGGCCTCCGGTGCTGTCCCGGTGTGCTGGAACAACAGGGGCATCCTTGAGTACGCTACTACCGACATAGATTCTATCGTCTTCCCCAACAAGACCTCTTCTGAGGTGGTTGCGGAGCGGATCTACAATCTCCTGTTCAACGAGCCTAAGCGATTCACTGCGTTGCGTGAAGCAGCCCAACTCACAGCGATGAAGCACCGCCGATCAGAGCGCCTCATCGACTTCGTTAAGCTCTTTGAGAAGGTGCTGGACTTGGTGCCTAATCGTAAGAAGATCGCGGTGATCACACCCCACCTCCGGAAGCATGGAGGGCCTACTACGATTCTGAATATAGCACACCTCCTTCAGGATCTTGGGCACGACGTGACGCTGTATGTCATCCATCCAGATATCCACCCCACTATCCAAAACGAGTGCAAGGTACCCATCCGTGTGGACTGGCGGGAGATCCCTCCGTGTGACCTGTTGATCACCAACTCGGATAACGAACACAACAAGGAATTCGTGGAGATGGCACACATCAAGAAGAAGGTGATGCTGAAGCTGTCGCACAACCAGCGGTTCCAGTCACTTGAGACTGACTCGCTCAACCTCAAGTGGGATGCCATTGTCACCAGTACCCAGTGGTTGAAGCGGGCTTGCAATAAGGTGACCGAGGGTTGGGAGTACAAGACACACAGGAACGCTCGTCGAGTGGGATGGCACCACTACGGGCACCCCACGTTCAGTAGGCCTGTAGGCACACGCAACTTTGGAAGTCTTGAGAGTGGCAATCTGGTAATCGGTACGCTCGTACACGCCCACCCTCTCAAGGGTACGAACGAAGCGTTGCAAACAATGATGGCGCTGGCTCAGAAGTATCCAGGGAAGCTGGCGTTTGTAGCGGTGGGAGAGATCCCCGAGTTCCGTAAGGCTAAGCCACCGTGGCTCCACTACGTCCCGTCACCTACTAGGGAAGAGATGGCGCAGGTCATGGCGCAGACAGACATCTGGCTCAATGCTTCTCACACTGAGGGGCTGGGGCGGATGACGCTTGAGGCTATGTCTGCTGGGTGCGCCATTGTGTCTACGGATACGGGCGCTGAGTTCCTGAAGGATGGTAAGAACTGCGCGCTTGTGCCGGTGGGTAGCGTAAACGACCTGACCAAGCAAGCGGACAGGCTCATGCAGAAGCCTCAGCTACGACGAGACTTTATTGACGAAGGGTACACCACCGCAGCTGAAGCGGCTGACCCTTCGGAGTTCCGGAAGAACTGGAAGAAACTCATAGGAGACTTGTTTTGAAGCAGTCAGATCTACTCGACTTGATTGAACGAGCCTACAAAGAGGCACCGCCTACCGCGTTTCCGTCAGTACCGGACGCACTAAAGGTG